ATGGCCGCCGCCAAGATTGAGCGAGGATTGAACGAAGCGCTTGAGTTCGTGAAGTCTGTCAAGCCGGAAGACAGCCGGCCACGCCGCAAAATGTGGGCTCCCGGCGGCTACGTCTGCAAGTGTCTTGATTGCGGCTGCCAGTTCATTGGCGACAAGCGCGCCATTAGCTGCGCCGATTGTGCCTTCTCCTAGAAAACCATTATCGCGAAATGCCAACCTGCCAGCGGGTGGACAAAAGCAAGACCGGTAGAACAACAGAAACAATCGGATACGGATTTTAAAATGGCAGGTAACGCTAATAGCGGCCGCAAGCAGGAAAAGCCGTTTCGAGATGCCCTGAGATTGGAACTTGCCAAGCTTCAGGACGACGATCAACGCGGGCTGCGCAAGATTGCTCTTTCGCTTATCGAGAGTGCCGAAGGCGGTGATCTTCAGGCCATAAAGGAATTAGCCGATCGTGTTGATGGCAAGGTTCCTCAGGCTATATCTGGCGATGAAGAAAACCCGTTGACGATGGTTCACAGGATTGAGCGGCAGATTGTCCGGCCGAACGCTTCAAATACCGACAGCTGAGGTTTTCCTCCCTCTGCTTGAGCCTGCCAGAGATAAAGGAGCATGGGGCGGTCGCGGTTCAGGTAAATCCCACTTCTTTGGCGGCCTTGTGATCGAAGACAGCTTGGCTGAACCCGGCATCAGTGGCGAAGGCTTGCGCTCTGTCTGCATTCGTGAGGTGCAGAAGGATCTAGCCCAGTCATCTAAGGCCCTGATCGAAACCAAGCTTCGGGACTTTGGTTTGTCAGAGGCTGACGGCTTCAAGGTCTATGAGGATTGCATCAGCACCCCGAGAGATGGGCTGATCATCTTCAAGGGCATGAACAACTACACCGCCGAGAGTATCAAGTCCCTCGAAGGCTTCAAGCGCGCTTGGTGGGAAGAAGCACAGTCGGCCTCAGCTAAATCGATCCAGATGCTACGCCCAACGATGCGCTCTCCTGGCGCTCAAATGTGGTGGAGCTGGAACGCTCGCAAGAAGACCGATCCTGTAGATGTGATGCTGCGCGGTCCCGAAATCCCAACGGGTGCAATCGTTGTACGTGCCAACTGGCAAGATAACCCGTGGTTCAGCGCCGAGCTTGAGCAAGAGCGTCAGAACTGTCTCCGTATGACACCGGACGATTACGACCATGTGTGGGAGGGCGGCTACGTGACTGTTGCCTCTGGCGCATACTTCGCACCGCACCTCAATGCAGCAAAGGCAGAAGGGCGCATAAGCCGCGTTGCTGCCGATCCACTAATGACGCTGCGCCTGTTCGTGGACATCGGCGGCACGGGCGCAAAGGCAGACAATTTCGTAATCTGGGTCGCGCAGTTTATCGGCAAGGAAATACGCGTCCTTGACCACTACGAGGCGCAGGGCCAGCCACTCGCTGCGCATCTCAACTGGTGTCGAGAGCGTGGGTACGAGCCGAACAAGGCACAGTTCTGGTTGCCGCACGATGGCAGCACGCAGGACAAGGTTTTCGACGTCTCCTACGAAAGCGCGCTGAAGGCCGCAGGATACAAGGTCACAGTCATTCCGAACCAAGGCAAGGGCGCTGCGTCTGCCCGCATCGAGGAGGCCCGCAGGCTTTTCCCTCGCATGTGGTTCAACGCCGAGACCACGGAGCCGGGGCGTGATGCGTTGGGCTGGTATCACGAGAAGAAAGACGACGCCCGGAACATCGGGCTTGGACCTAGCCACGATTGGGCTTCGCACAGCGCTGACGCCTTCGGGTTGATGTGCGTCGTTTACGAAGAACCGAGAGCGCCAAAGCGGGTAGAGCGCCGTGTAACAACTTCACATGGATGGATGTCCTGATGGCTGATAGCAAAAAGAAATCCAGCGACCTGCTGGAGAAGGGGCGTAAGGCGTTCCAGCGATGCAGCGATTACGAGTCCGAAAATCGCGAGACCGGGCTTGATGACATCCGTTTTTCTCGACTGTCACAGCAGTGGCCTGACGAGATTGCGAACCAGAGGAGACAGGAAGACCGTCCGATGCTCACCATCAATCGGATGAAGCCCTTCATTCGCCAGGTGGTCAACGACGCGCGCCAGAACAAGCCGCAGATCAAGGTTCACCCGGTCGATAGTGGGTCCGATCCGAAGACGGCCGACGTCATCAACGGCCTGATCCGAAATATCGAATACACGTCAAACTCTGATGTGGCTTACGACACGGCTATAGAGCAGAGCGTTTCCGGCGGCTTCGGCTATTGGCGCATTGGCATGGATTACGCCTATGACGACACGTTCGACATGGACCTTTCCATTGACCGGGTGGCCAACCAGTTTTCGGTTTATGGCGATCCTGACAGCATGTGCGCGGATTCATCCGACTGGAACGACGCGTTCATCGTAGAGCGGCTTTCCAAGGAAGCCTTTAAGGCCAAATACGGCAAGTCCAAGAACGTGGACGGCGACGACGTCAATGTCGATTACGCGAAAGACACGCCTGTTGATTGGGACACGGAATCGTGGTCCTCGCTCAAGGGTTCATGGGTAACTGAGGATGGCGTTCTCGTCGCTGAATGGTGGACACGGCGCGTTGAAGAGGAGGAGATTGTCCGGCTCTCCAACGGTCATATTTACCGCGTCAGCGAGATCATGGGCAAAGATGACGGTAAGGACGACAAGTATTCCAGCGCCGGCACTGATGACGTCATGGATGCTATCCGCTTCGGTCTTGCAAACGGGCAATTGACGATCGAAACCGACGTGAGCGGCAAGGAAATGCGCCGCAAGCGGAAAGTAAACAAGGTCCGTCAGGTCATCATGACGGGTGCCGACGTGCTGGAGGTCAACGAGTGGCCCGGCAAGTACATCCCGATTGTCCCGGTCTATGGCGATGAAATCATTGTTGAGGGTAAGCGGTACTTCCGCAGCCTGATCCATGATGCCAAAGACAGTCAGCGAATGTTCAACTACTGGCAAACGACGGCGACGGAGGTTGTCGCACTTGCCCCGAAGGTTCCGTGGGTCGGAAAGGTTGGCACATTTGATAGTGATCCGAATTGGGCCACGGCGAACACGAAGAGTCACGGATATCTTGAATACGACAACGATGCTCCCATTCGCCAACCCTTGGACGGCGGCCAGGCTGTAGGTGCCATCTCGCAGGCAATGCAGAGTTCGGACAACATGAAGGCCATCATCGGCGTTTATGATGCATCACTTGGTGCCCGATCGAATGAGACCAGCGGGAAGGCCATTCTTGCCCGGCAGCGTGAAGGTGACGTTTCGACATTCCACTTCATTGACAACCTGTCGCGCGCCATTCGCCACACAGGCCGCATTCTGATTGATCTGATCCCCAAGGTTTACACTCGGGAACGTATCATTCGCATCATTGGCGAGGATGGAACCGCGCAGTCGGTAACGGTCAACAGTCAGACGCCACAGCCGACAGTCGGCCCTGACGGCCAGCCGGTGAAGGACGAGAATGGCCAAGTCATCGAGGCTATTCACGACCTGACAGCAGGGAAATACGACCTGACGGTGACGACAGGCCCGAGCTTCACCACCCGCCGTGAAGAGGCGGCTGCCCAGATGACGGAACTTGTCCGTGCCTTCCCGCAGGCCGCGCCATTCGTTGCCGACATCATGGCCCGCAACTTCGATTGGCCCGGTGCGGATGAAATCGCCAAACGCTTCGAGGCGATGAACCCTGCCAAGCAAAACCAGATTCCGCCGCAAATCCAGCAGCAATTGCAGGAAATGCAGCAGCAGCTTCAGAAGTTGACCGGCGAGAACGCCCAACTGAAGCAGGGCCACGACATCAAGGCCTATGACGCCCAGACCAACCGGATGAAGGTTGAGGGCGATCAGCAGAACGATCATGCCGAACTCGGCTTGAAGATGATTGGCGCCGCCTCGGCCCAATAGATTTCCACACGACCAACCCTCCAAGGAGTCGACCACAGATGACTGATGTAACGACGGAAGCAACCGGCGAAGGACTGGTCACGCCAGCAACCGAAGCAACGCAGCCCGTTAATAAAGCGGCAGAGAAAGAGGATCAGCCTTTCGATCTGGACGCGCATCTCAGGAATGATGCGGACATTCAGGAGCCGCCGGCAGAGGAGAACACGGGTATTGACGACACCCTGGCAAACCTCATCCCGGTAGAGGCTGAATTGGTGGAAGTCGAGTTTGACGGCAAAAAGTACAGCGTGCCGGCCGAACTCAAAGACAAGTTCATGATGCAGGCGGATTACACGAAAAAGACGCAAGAAACCGCCGCCATCAAGAAGGAACAGGAGCAGCTTCGCGAGGAAGCCGCTGCAATCTTCCAGAGCTCGAAGGATTTCATCGAAGCCAATGCGGCAATGATGAACCTCGATAGCCAGCTTCAGCAATACCAGTCGATTGACTGGCAGCAGCTTGAGCAGGCCGACCCGGTCGCTGCAATGTCGCATTGGCGGCAGTTCCAGCAGCTTCAGGGCCAGCGCCAGCAGGTCGCTCAATACCTGCAAAATGCCGAAGGCGAACGTAGCGTGAAAGCGGAGCAAGAGATTGCCAACCGCCTGCGCCAAACGGCCGAGTTCGCGCAGAAAGAAATTCCCGGCTGGAACCAGAAAGTAGACGAGGAAGTCACGAAATTTGCGACGGACTTCGGCTTTACCGCCGAACAACTCCGCGCATCGATGACGCCACAGATCTACAAAGTCCTGCATCGTGCAATGCTGGGCGAAAAGCTGATCCAGCAGCAGAAGTCTGCACCGAAAACAACCGCCCAGGCCACGCAGCCGCTCACCACGCTCAAAAGCACGGCGTCTCCCGAGACGAGCAAAGACCCGTCGCAAATGAGCATGGCCGAATACGCCAAGTGGTCCGATCGCAAATTCAAGAAATAAGGAACTGCAGCAATGGCAAATAGCGTTGCAAAACAGGTGAGCGTGTTCGCGAAAGAATCGCTGATCATCCTCGAAAACACCCTTGTCATGACCAAGAAGGTTCATGTCGATTACGAAAAAGAATTCAGCCAGGAAATCAACGGCTTCAAGAAGGGCGACACGATTTCGATCAAGCGCCCTGCCGACTTTACGGTGCGTGACGGTGCCGTCCGTCAGGTTCAGGACGTCGTTGAAGGCTCGACCACCATCACGGTCAACAAGCAGAAGGGCGTCGACGTCAACTTCACTTCCAAGGAGCTGACGCTTGACATCGATGAATCCGGCGTGCGTGAGCGCGTTCTGAAGCCTGCGATGATCCAGCTTGCCAACCAGATCGATATGGATCTGATGAGCCTGTATCAGGACGTTCCGTCCTGGGTCGGCACACCGGGCAACGTCATCAATAGCTTCGCGGACTTCGCCAAGGGACCGGAACGCCTTGATGAACTGGCCGTTCTCCAGATGGACCGCACCGGCGTTCTTTCGCCTTCGGACTATTGGGGCATGGTGGGGTCTCAGACCAGCCTCTACATCGACAAGGCTGCAAACGACGCCTACCGCATGGCCCGCCTGGGTCCGATCGGTGACGTCGATACATACATGTCGCAGAACGTGCCGACGCACGTTGTCGGCGTGGCGACCGGCACGCCGCTGGTCAACGGCGCAAGCCAGAACGTCAACTACGTCGACGTCAAGGACACCTACCAGCAATCGCTCATCACCGATGGCTGGACGAACTCCACGACCGGTATTCTCAAAAAGGGTGACGTTTTCACCATTGCCGGCGTCTTCGCCGTCAATCCGGTGACGAAAGCGACACTGCCCTTCCTGCGGCAGTTCGTCGTCAAGGCCGACGCCAACTCGGGCGCTACGACGGGCCCGGCTACTCTGACCATCAGCCCGCCAATCATCGTTGGCGGTTCCCAGGCAACGGTATCTGCTGCCCCGGCAGACAACGCGGCTATCACGGTTCAGGGCACGGGCGGCACTGGCTTCCGCCAAAACCTGATGTTCCACAAGAACGCCTTCGCTTTCGCAGCCGTTCCGATGGAAATGCCGGCCGCCGTCTACAACGGCTCTCGTCAGTCGTACAAGGGTATCAGCATCCGTCTGATCCCAACCTATGACAGCACGAACGACGTCGCCGGCTGGCGTTACGACATCCTGTATGGCGTCAAGGCGATCGACCCGCGCCTTGCAACGCGCGTCAGCGGCACGCCCTGACTTGTGCCTAATGGCGGGGGCTCCGGCTCCCGCCTTCCTCTCTCGAACGAAAGGGCAGATCGATGAAAGCAGAACACCCGATGTGGATGTACTCGAAGGACGGCGCGAAACTGTTCCAAGAAGGCGACGAAATACCAAAGGGTTATTTCGACAGCCCATCCAAAGTCGAAGAAAAAACCGAGGGCCCGAAGCCGAAAGGGCCGCGTAAAAAGAAGGAAACCAAAGCCCCTGAGGTTCCCGCGCAGGCAGCCGCCGAAGAAGCCAATTCCGAAACTTCCGATGAAGATGAAGAAACCGATCTGGACGGCGCAGAGGAATAGTCGATGATTACCAATTACACCGAGCTTCAGGCGTCGATTTCTGACTACATGGCCCGCAATGACATTTCGGGAAAAGCTTCAGAATTCATCGCTCTGGCAGAGGCGCGCCTGAACCGGACCCTTGGCACCATCGCTTCGACAATTACTCTCTCGGGAGTGGCTGGGCAGAACTTCATCGACATCACAGCCTTGAACATCGTGGAGCCGATATCGCTGTTTGTGGATGGAACGACGCGGGAATTCCCGATATTGCCGCGCCCACAAGGAACGTTTGCATATTCAGAGATACCTTCAGCGCCTTCAATGTGCGCGCTGGAGCGGGTTGTCGATGCTGGCACCGATAAGACATACCTGCGCTTCGATAGAGACATGGACGCCCCTTACACGTTCCGTTTCACCTACCGGGGCCGGTTCGCTCTCTCTGATGCGGCGCCGACGAACGACGTCCTGAACAATTTCCCAGATGTCTATATGGCCGCCGCTATCGTGTGGGGCTGCATATACACCAAGTCCGTGAAGGATGGGGCGATGTGGAAATCCGTCCTTGAAGAAGGCTTGGCCGAAGCCCGCAACACCTATGCCAGAAGCAGGCGAGCCGTCCTAACGGTTGACCCCATGCTTTCTGGCTCGCGCCGCCATGGTCCCAATCTGGATATTGCGACATGAGATATGCATTCGGCCCGTTCGAACCGGATAAGAGCGTTTTCAACGTTGCCGTCAGTGGTAATGTGGTCAATGCGTTCCCGGTTGCGAATGGCTGGGGTCCGATGCCGGGGCTGTCAGTCATTTCCGATGTTCTGCCGGCTGCCTGTCGAGGTGCCGTGTATGTCCGTGACAGCGTGGGCAACTACACGATCATTGCTGCGACCGTTTCGCGCATCTACAAGCTGAACACAACAGACTATTCGTGGGACGATATTTCTGGGCCGTCAGCTCCCTACAATTTGCCCCTCGTGGACACGTGGACGTTCACTGTTTTCGGCACAAAGCTGCTTATTCACAACATCGCTGATCCTATTCAGTCTTATGACATCGAGACTGGTGCCGATTGTGTGGACCTCCCCGGTTCGCCGCCACATGCTAAATATTCGTGGGTGTCCGGCGACTTTCTCATTATCGGAAGCCTGTCCGGTTCGAACGGCGAAAAGAGAATTCGATGGTCCGGGGTCAACGATATTGAATTCTGGACAATCGGCGAAAAAGGTGCCGACGAACAGGTCTTGCCGGAAGGCGAGGAAATCATGGGCGGCTTCGGTGAACAGAATGGCTTTTATGTCATCAACCGTAACGCCATGCATTTTTTCGTATTCTCGCCGTCGTCTGGATACACCTTTACACGTCAGACGCTCAATCCGAAGCAAGGTGCTATTTCGGCACACTCCATCGTTTCGATCGGTCCCGGCTTGTTCTTCTATCTCTCTGAGGACGGGTTTTTCTCGGGGGCGGCCAGAAAGCCGATAGGCGCGGAACGGGTTGACAAGTGGTTCCTGTCACAGGTCGACATGGCATTTCTCGGTGAGGTGCAGGGTGCCTCAGATCCATACGAAAAGATCATCTGGTGGAAATACCGGAGAACTGACGGCACGTTCCGCCGGCTTGGATACGATTGGCAGCTTGACCGCTGGTGCACGACTGACCTTCAGGTCGGGGAAATGATGTCACTGGTCACGCCTGGCGTCACATGGGACGGCTTGGCGACGCTCTATTCCTCAATCGAAGAGGTAACGGAGCCGTTTGACAGTCGCGTCTTTCTCGGCGGCCGGCCCACCATGGCAACGTTTACGGTCGACAACAAGTTGGCTTTTTTCTCAGGCGAAAACCTGTCCACGATGCTGGAAACAGCGCGTATCGAACCCGACAGCCTCATCAGGACGTTCTGCCATTCTGCCCGAGTTATCACGGATGCATCAGGGTACAGTGTGACGGACACGATTTATGCTTCTCACGACGCAGCCGGGGCAACGTCGCCGCCGCAAACAGCAAATCGTGCAGGGCTTCTCAACTATCGGCAGGATGGGCGTTTGCACAAGTTTTCCTGCACGATCCCGGCCGGTGCTGACTGGTCGATAATCTCTGACATTGATGCCAATTTTGAAGAGGGCGGCGAACAATGAGCGTAAACGCCAACTACACCGGGAACATTCGCAAACCAGTTTGTTCCACGCTGGTTGGGACCTCAAAGACCGTCATCGGTGAAGCAGCAGCAGATCGGACGCAGACATTAGCCAGTTGGTCATTCGTAAACCCGACTGGCACCGCCGTTGTGTGCGAGTTGTATTGGAACGATGGTGCAGTTGATCATCTGATATGGCGCAAATCCGTTGCTTCCAACTCAACGGAAATCGAGAGCAATATGCCGATCCGGCTAGAGACAGGGAACTCGATCAAGGCGCTGGGAGCGGCAAACATCGCAGTCAATCTCATCTATGCGCTGGCCTATCAGGTATCATGACTATTTTCATCGCAAGAACAGCCGACGTTGACGCCTTCTGGCAAACGATTGGCCCACGGTTCAATGCCGCCATAGAAAAATGCGGTGACGATATCTCGACCGGAGAACTTTGGCAGATATGCCGGTCCGGTCAGGCTTTCCTCATCATCGCAATGGACGATGGCGGCATTCTTATGGGGGCCGTCGTGAGGTTTGAGAGATGGACGAATGGCGCAATCCTTCGTGTCCTCTCACTTGTCGGTGAGTCTATCGAAAAGTGGGCCGACGATGTGAAGTCCTTCCTTGTCGAAATGGCGAAGGCCAACGGAGCAATGCGGATCGTCGCGGAAGGCCGCGAAGGCTGGGCAAAGATATTCGATGAGCCGCGAAAGCTGCGATCGACTTACATAATGGAGCTTTGACATGAGTGGTGGTGGTAAGCAGCAGACAACCACGCAGACCTCTGCGCCATGGTCTGGCGCGCAGCCTGCATTGAACAAGGCTATCGAGGGCGCGCAGAACCTCTACAACAGCGGTACAGGTGCGCAGGTCTATACCGGCTCTACGGTGGTGCCGTGGTCTTCTGAAACGCAGCAGGCCATGGGCAACATCCAGAATAACGCCAATGCCAATACGGGCGGCTCTGGCCTCTCCGGTCAGTACCAGGGCGTTATCAACAACGGTGGCTACAACGACGCCCAGCAGGGTGCACTCCGCAACGCGCAGTCTCTGGCGAACTCGACCTATTCCATCTCTCCGGAGCTTCAAAAGGTCTTGGACGCGCAGGCTTCAAAGGTCAGCGACACGGTCAATCTCAACGCATCGGCCGCCGGGCGATATGGGTCTGGATCAAATCAGAGCCTGCTTGCGAAAAATGTCGGTGATCTGGCAAACAGCACCATCTACAACGATTATAACAACTGGCAGGGCCGACGCGATGCCGCCAATACGAGCCTGTTCAACATGGGCCAGCAGGGCTTTAACAATCTCGGTGCCGCCTATACCGGAATGAACGCGCCAAATCAGGATCTGATGAACATCGGCGCGATGAATGAAGACCTCGCCACGCGACAGAAAAACGATGAACTGCGGATTTTCAACGAGCAGCAAAACAAGCCGTGGGAGAACCTTTCCCGCTTGAACGCCATCGCGTCCGGTGCTGGGTCCATGGGAGGCACAACCACCTCGAGCCAGCCGGGGCAAAATCCGTTCCTCACAGCAGCAGGCTATGGCCTGTCCGGTCTCGGCCTGCTTGGCGGTCTGTTTTAAGGGGTAAGGCACATGGCAATTTTGCAGAATTTCGGCGCTGGCCTTTTCCCAGGCATCCAGCGCAACAGCGATGCGCTGCTTCAGTCCGGCCTCGGCCTTCTTTCGGGACGAACCGCCCCAGAGCAGGCAGCAATGGGCATGAAGGGATTTTCCGATGCGCGCAAGCTCAACCGCACCGTGGAATTCCTGAAGACGGCAAACCCCGAGCTAGCGCAGGCAGTCGAAGCCGGGTCGCTCGGCGCTGGCGATGCCTACAAGCTATATTATCAGCAGAAGCTTGAAGCGCAGAAGCCGAAGAACAATCTCATGGCGGTTGGCAAGCGGCTGTACGACGCCAATACACAGCAATGGATCGAGCCGCCTGGTGGCGTCGGCGGTGCTGAAGACGCGGAATATGGCCTTGCGCCTGTCTATGGCACCGATGCGCAGGGCCGGACGGTTCTCGGTCAGCTTTCGAAGAACGGTACATTCCAGCAAACAAAGCTGCCAGACGGTTTCACGCCGACACCAGGCACCAGCACGTCCGATCTTGGCACGACCGTCGTAACCCGGAACAGCCGAACCGGCCGCATCATCGACACGCAGGAAAAAGACCTTGCCGGCGCCGAGCGTGAAAAGAAGATCGGTCAGGGCACTGGAGACGCGGCGGCGACCTACAAGAGCATGCAGAGCAAGATGCCGGGTCTCGAGGCGGTCGTTAAGGATCTCGATCGTTTGGCTGATGACGCCACCTACACCCTCGCGGGCCAGGGCCTCGACTGGGGCCGGAAACAGCTGGGCATGGAACCTCGCGATGCAGCCGTTGCCCGCGCTCAGTACAACGCAATGGTTGACAACCAGATCCTGCCGCTGCTCAAGGACACCTTCGGCGCTCAGTTCACCCAGAAGGAAGGCGAAACCCTTCGCGCAACGCTTGGCGACGACGGCAAGTCCCCCGCCGAGAAGAAGGCCATTCTGAAAGCGTTCATCGAGCAGAAGCGCCGCGATGTCGAAGCGTTGGCACTGCAAGGGTTGGGCGATGCCACGCCAGCCGCACCCCCAAGCGGGAACCGCACCGCTGGCGGCTTAAATTGGAGCGTTGAACCGTAATGGCAACACTGAACATCAACGGTCGCAAGGTGAAGGTGGACGATGCCTTCCTTTCTCTTTCTCCCGAAGAGCAGAACGCGGCGGTAGACGAGATTGCCGCATCGCTTGGCAAGATGACGCCGGCTGAGCCTTCACCCGCAACTGCATCGAAAGCGGCGCGCAATGAACCGGAACGGCCGAAGGATGCCCGCGATAGTTTCCTTGGCAAAGCCGACACGTTTGTGCGCGGTGCTGCCGACACGCTGTCTCTGGGGCTCGCTGATGAAATTGCAGCGCAAGCAAAATCTGGCCCTCTGACGGTGCAGAAGCCCAGCGATGATTATTACAATCGCGGGATTTATGCCGGTTCATTGAACCCTCTTGGCGCTGTGGCGCGCATCCTCAATGCGCCGTTCGCATCGGAAACCAAGAACGCCGATTACGACCGTGCACTTGCTGCGGAACGCGCTGTAGACAAGTCGGATTCGGACAACCGCGGCGGCTACCGTGTCGCTGGCCAGATCGTCGGCGGTGTCGGTCAGGGCGTGGGTCTTGCAAAGCAGGGCCTTTCGCTTGCCGGTAACGCCGTCAATCGTGGTGCCGGGCTTGGGAGGGTTGCTACAAATTCAGCAATCGATGGTGCGATACTTGGGTCTGCTCAGGGCTTCGGGAGTGGCGAGGGCCTACAAGACCGGTTGAGCAAAGCCGCGACGGGAGGGGCTCTCGGCGCTGGCATCGGTCTAGGCGCACCTGTTGCCATTGCTGGCGTGTCCAAAGTCGCCAAGGGCGCTGTAGCCCCGCTGTTCGCGCCATTTATGCCAGAGCCATACGCCCGCGAGGCCATTGCGCAGTCGTTGCGCCGATCCGGCAAGACGCCGGAGCAGATTGCCCGCATCATGCGCGTGGCAGCCGATGAGGGTCAGCCGATGTACAACGTTGCCGATGCGATGGGTTATACCGGCGAACGTCTCATGTCGACTGTGGCGCGCAATCCGAGTGAAGCGCGGCAGTCCGTCGTGGAAACGCTGAGAAACCGTCAGGGAGGCCAAGGAGAGCGTTTGGCGCAGTTTGTGGCCGAAGGGCTGGAAGCACCTGACACCGCCGCTCAGCGCGCGGCTGCGTTGACAGCGGATCGCCAGAAGACGGCGAACGCGCTTTACAACGCCTCGCGCAAAGATGCAGGTCCTGTCAATGTCACGCCGGTTATTGAGGCGATCGATGAAACTCTGTCTCCTGGCGTCAACAGCCTTCTGAGCCCACGCGACAAGATCGCAAACGACAGCATCGAAGGCGCGCTTCAGCGTGTTCGCAATCTGCTGACGGATGGCCGGTCGAATGTGACTGACTTCAACGTCCTGTTCCGCACGAAGCTCGATCTTGACGATATGATCCAGCGGGCCGAAGGTCAGGGGGCTGGCAATCGTGCACATTACCTGTCCCGCGTTCAGAACCTGATTGATGACGCTCTTGCCGATGCATCGCCGTCTTACACGCAGGCCAGAGACACGTTTGCACGCGATTCCCGCCGCATCGAAGCGGTTGATACCGGTCGCGCTGCGTTCAGGCCTTCCAGCCGCGCAGACGACAACATCGCAGGGTTTTCTCGGATGACACCCGAGGAGCAGGCAGCGTTTCGCGCTGGTTATGCAGATCCTGCGATTGCTCGTCTCGAAAGTGCTTCCCTGTCACCGACGACCAACAAGGCACGCATTCTTCAGACGCCGAAAATCAGGGATGAACTGCAGGCGTTTTCTCCTGCCGACAATACGCAGGTTCTCGGTCGTCGTATCGGTCGTGAACAACGCATGTTCGACACAGCGGCGGCAGCGCTCGGCGGATCGAAGACGGCCGATAATCTGGCGGATGCGAGCGACATGGCAAAACTCGATCCGGGCGTGATGTCGCAGTTGTTCCACGGCAACTACGTGGGTGCGCTAACAAATGCTCTGGCCAAGGCTCTGACGACGGCAAAGGGTCAGCCGCCGAAGGTTATCGAGAATATTGCAAAAACGCTTCTGGAGACCAACCCAGAGGCAGCTATGCATATCCTATCGCAGAGCACGCAAAAACTTGCGGCGTCCGATCAGTTACGCGGTCGTATTTCTCAAGGGATTGTCAGTTCAGGAGCGGCCGGTGCCGGGCGGCTTTGACTTCCACCAGTCTGGAACCTTGTTGCCGGTGACTTCAATAGCCCAGGCTGTCAACACGCCGCCAACAGCAACACCGAGAGCGATCGAAACCCAATCGACCTCGCGTGTCGCCACATTCAGCAAGAAAACGACGGCTAAAACTGGAAAAGCGATTTTCCACGGCCCGGGCCCCCGATCAATCTTCGGTTCGTTGGGGTCGTGGTCAATCAAATCGTGGCTCTCGCGTCTTGGCATCAGATATCACCGGCAAGCAGCGTTGTAGAGGCTGACCACATCTTTGGTCTGGTCTGCGGCGACAACGACAGACGCGGAATCCTTGCTCAGCACCTTGGATTGCCCGGTGTAGAACTCGTAAGCCTGGATGTAGAAAGCCTTCTTGCCCTTCCAGACCTTGCGCCCGTCAATTTTTTTACAGGGTGTCGCTTTCGCAAAGTCGGGCTGGAAAGCATCGACGGTCGAAAACCCTTCTGCGGCAATTGCATTGGCAGGCGCGACAATCAGTGCAGCCCAGATAACCAGCTTCTTCATCCCAGACCTTTCGAAAAGAGCCTCTAGGGTAAGCGAAGATTACGCAGCCTTCAAGGATGCCCCATGGACAGACGTCAAGAATTTTACAACGAGGTTTACGGCCACGCGAAAGCTGCCGGGCTGGATGATACCCGCGCTCATCTTGCCGCGTCTCAGGCATCGCTTGAAACCGGCTTTGGCAAGATCGTTGCCGGCAATAACTACTTCGGCGTCAAAGCTGGATCGTCGTGGAATGGGCCGACAAAGGACGTCAGGACATGGGAAGAGGTTGGCGGCAGGCGACAGAACATCACTGATCGGTTCCGCGCTTATGATAATCCAGTGCAGTCTCTTCGGGATTGGGCGTCCACAGTCGGCAACAAGTGGTCGAACGCCATGTCCGCTCCGACGTTTGGCCAGGCCGTGTCAGCGCTCGGTGCCGGAAAGCCAGGAGGCTACGCCACCGACAGCAAATACGGATCGAAGCTCAACAGTATCCAAGGAACCTACGGCAGAGACGTTGGACTGCTGAGCGCAATTGCTCCCGACGTTCGCAGCATCCCGACGCCCACGGCTCGCCCTGAGCCGACCTACACCGCTCCGCTATCGTCCGTTCAACGCGCCCCCTTGCAAGAGGTCTCCATGTCACCATTCGATGCCAGCCGCTTCGGCCCGGCCACGCAATCACCTGTATTTGACGCCACGCGATTCGGCACGCCAGATCCCGTTGCGCAAGGCAAGGCGGGCCTTCAGCGCGGGCTGCTGGACCAGCAGCTATCTGTTGGCATTCTACCGAACATCCCGCCGGCCGTTGAAGAGGTTCCGGCTTACGTTGACCCCAGAGTGTCGGTTCAACAGCCTTCGGTCGCAGTTTCGCAACCGTCTCCAGCGCGGTCGATCTCGCAGATGACAACAGGATCGATCGCTGCGCCGCAGATTTCTGCACGGCAGCAGCAGATTGCAGACCAGACGACGAGGGACATGCGCAATCGCGGCATCCTGGGAACGCTTGGCGGCGCAGTGCTGGGTGGCGCGCTGCTTGGGCCTGTCGGCGGCCTTCTGGGTGGATATCTCGGCAAGAGTTTCTCCAATACCGGATACCACCCGGCCGCACCGGAAATGCTCAACCCCGGCGGGACCGACGATAGGGGCTACGGCGGTCTGAACGACTATGGCCGCGATGCCTACAATGAAAGCAAGGATTTCCGCGACGCCGTCGACAGCAAATCCCCCGGCCTTTGGTAAGGAGCGCCATTGATGGCAAAGAACTCGGTTCTCGACTACAGCAACATTCCCGACAACAACACCGACATGGGCGGTATTGGCATTCAGGGAACGTCTGCCGTCAACAATTTCGACAATGCTTTTCGCACATTGATGGCGCAGATTGCGGAGTGGACAGATGCCTCGACTCTCGCATCTGGGTCCACTACAGACCTATCCCTTGAGCCTGGGATGTTCGTAAACATCACCGGGAACGCCACCATTACGTCATTCGGGAATGCTAAGGCGGGCTGGATCAAGTTTCTTCGGTTCAGCGGCACCCCGCAGATCACCTACAATGCCACCTCTTTGATACTGCCAAAGGGGGCAAGCATATTGGCGGTGGCCGGAGACACTGCTATTTTCGTCTCGGAAGGTTCGGGCAACTGGCGTTGCATCTCCTATACTTCAGAGGTGGACGCGACAATTGACCCTTGGGCTGTTCAGCCCATAGGCATTCCAATCGTGGTTGATGTGGGAGTATCTGGCTTCGACCCGGCGCCGCCCAAAGATAGGGCATATCGATACATCCTACTGTCTGCTGGCCAGGCTGGCGCAGGTGCGTACAACGATGGCGTTCTAACAAGTGAGGTCGTCTCTGGCGTTTCTCCGAACATCAACGCTGACGCGACGGTTTCCCTGACCGGATCTCCTCTCAATGGGAAGTCGGTACGGCTTTTCAACACCACCCGAGAATTCTTGCGCCCCGGCTCCCCCGGTACAAAGCAATCAAGCCAGAACCTATCACACGGCCATGGCGTAACAGACCCAACGCACAAACACGTATTTTATGCCGATGGGTCAACAGGTTTTGCCTCGGTTCCCCAGATCAACACGCAGGGCGTATCTGCGTTCTCTGCTTTTAACGACGCCGTTGCCTTCGCTTCGACGGGAATCAGCATCCAGTCGAGCGGTGGAGACGAGGCCAGAAGCCGAAACTATGGCGCCAATCTCTATATGAGGATCAAATAATGCCCTATGCATTTGAAGGCGGTATCTGCACCGATCCTCGTGACGGCGCGCTCGAAATCACCGAAACCCAATATTCTGAAGCCTTGACCGCCATTCTCGGTGGCCAGACGGTGTCTGTAGTCGGTGGGTTCAGCATTGTGGCCGCCCCAGAGCAGGAAGAGGAAGACCCTTATGCTGACCTTGAGCTTGGTCAGTGGAAGGTTAAGCTTCTGGAGAAAATCGACGCTGACGCGGAAACGGCACGTTTGCGATACATCACCGGCGGCTCTGGCCAAGCAATGACCTATCAGCAGAAAGCCCAAGAAGCCGCTTCGGTTTTGCTGGATGAAAATCCTTCCGTGGAAACCTACCCACTCCTTTCTGCTGAGATCGGCATTACCGCCGCAACGTTGCCAGAAGTCGCCGCAGTCGTGAATGCTGCCTACCAAGGATGGCGAGTGGTTGGGGCGAAGATCGAGGCATTTCGACTGGGTGGGAAGGCTGCTGTTTCGTCCGCTCAAACCATTGAGGCGGCGAAGCAAGCAGCGGCGATCGAGTGGCCATAACAACTCAATAATTTGAAAATCTGGAGAACTATCATGGCGACTGTACGCGAGGTACAGCAGCGCTTGATTTCGCTCGGCATTCCCTTGCCCAAGTTTGGCGCAGACGGCGATGCGGGCGGCGAAACATTGGCTGCTATTAACGAGGCTCTGGACGAGCTGGAGACGCTGCGAGGCGGCAGCAAGCCCACGTCAGCGCCGGTCAAAACGAGCGAGAAAGCAGAATTCATCGTTCCTGCCGACTGGATGCCATCGGCCAAGATGGATCGCATTATCTGCCATTGGACGGCAGGCACGCATAAGGCAACGGACTTCGACCGGCAGCACTATCACCTCCTGGTCGAAGCTGACGGCAATCTCGTCCGCGGCATTCCCTCGATCAAGCTGAACGAAGCCCCGGCGAAGAAGGGCTACGCGGCCCATACGCTGAACTGCAACACCGGATCGATCGGAGTTTCACTTTGTTGCATGGGCGGTTCCGTCGAGGCTCCGTTCATGCCTGGAAAATACCCGATGACGAAAGCGCAATGGGACAAGCTCACATCCGTCGTTGCTGATCTCTGCCGCAAATACGGGGTCAAGGTCACGGATCACACCGTGCTTTCCCATGCCGAAGTGCAGCACAATCTCGGCATCACCCAGAAAGGCAAGTGGGATTATACCGTGCTTGCCTTCGATCTGTCCATAAAAGGCGCTCGCGCCTGCGGCGATAAACTACGCGCGGAAGTCCTCGCGAAACTCTGAACCCATCCATCAAAGGAACGATCAATGAAACGCTTTGCGATTATCGCACTGGCGGCGCTCGCGCTTGCCTCGTGTTCAGCCACCACCGGATCGATTGATACGGCGATCCAGAAGAACCTCCCGCAGATTTGCTCAGCCGCCGCGACGGCGCACAGCGCATTTCTGATCGGCGCCAGCACGGGCAACATCAAACAGTCCACCGTCGCCAAGGAAAGCGCTGCGTGGGCAGCTCTTGATGTTGTTTGCCGCGATCCTTCTTCCGTCACTGCTGCAACCGCTCTCGTGCGTGCCGCTGAAGCCTATGCCGCCATCACCCTCGCTCTTCGTGAAGCAAAGAAAGTGGAGAACTGAAAATGGAATGGAACACCGTACAGCAGCTTTTGCGCATCCTTCTTCAGTTCGGCTCGGGCGTCCTTATCAGCAAGGGTGTGCTAACTGAAGAAATGGCCGTCACCCTGACCGGCGGCGTCATCTCCGTTGCGTCCGTCGTCTGGTGGCTCGTCTGGAACAAGAAAACGGTCAAGTAAGGAGTCAAAGATGCCCAACCCCGTCATTCTACACGATTCCACGTCGAGCCAGGACAACCCGCAAGGGAAGCCAATAGGCACGGCTGCAAATCCTATCGTCACGTCACAATCTGACGGCGCTGGCGGCACTGCAACCGGCCTACCTCCCGGCCGCGCATCCGCAGCTAACTCGGTTCCAACGGCTCTCAGCACTGAGGACAAAAGTGCGTTAGACGCAGCCAAGAGCAACTACACGGTCAACGGCGGCGTCTACGTGAACAACACGGCGCGCGCGGCAGGCAATGGCATTCTTGCGGTTATTACGACCGCCGGCACGGCAACACTGACCTTCGGCGCTGTGGATGTTGCCTTCACTTTCGCCGTTGGCCCTACCATCCTGCCGCTGGCTATAACGAAGACTGTGCTCGGAACAGCCGTTGGAAGCTTCTACGCCATTTCGTGAGGGTGCTATGCCTCAGTTTTACACGCCTCCACCTGACCTCTCGAATTACCCCATCAAGGCTGAAGTCCCAAACTTCATCAATGGTGGGGCATTCCAGACGGTTGCAAACCTTCTGGCGAACTTTCCTGCCGCTGTTGGTTATCGTGGCATGTATGCCCGCGTGAGCGATCTGTGGGGATCGGTGCAGACAGTGATGATCTGCGAGTACGATGGCACCAACTATTACTGGCGGCCGCAGCGCACGGATTACGCGGTGACCTCTACGCAGACGAGCGGGACCATGAGTCTAGTTCCTCTCGTCACCGCCCCTGAAATCGCGCTGCAAACCACTCTGGTTGGAGCAATGACCGTCACCCCATCGAACACGAACGTATGGCCGGGCTGCCAGTTTCGGATTTTGGCCCCGCCGAACCTAGGCGTCTACACCCTGACGATAACGGGTCTGATTGGCGGACTTACCTCCCTGATCCTTGGCGGCGGCGAAAAGACCGTCGTCTATACCGCAAACGGCTGGAGAGCTTGATGGCAGGCGAACTCACATCCTACTGGTTGGCCCGTGGGCGCGGCGTGGTGCGCGGCGGCGTTCTCTCTCCCCCTGCTCCTGAGATTGCATTCTTGAAGGATGCGTTCGGGGTGTCGGTCTACAAAAACGGCGGCGTCATCACCCATGATTATGATGATGCGAAGTCAAAGCCGGCGGTGACGGGCTCCGTCTACTACGTCAAGCCTGGCGGAAGTGACGCGGCGGCTGGTACATCGTGGGCTACAGCCTTCGCTACGATGGATCGGGCAATGAACCGGATCGTCAGCGATGGCGCCGCTCAAACACTGGTCGGCAAGATCAATGTGGACACTAGCGCTGGCGATTTCCTCCAAATCGGTACGCAGGCCCTCAGCGGGGCCACTTGCCGAAAGTCCGTCGTAATCGAGCCCACCGGGCCGGGGCGCGTCATTCTCGCCAGAACCGTGGGCGCGGTTATATCGTTCACGTGGACCGCGACCGCCAACCCACCAATTTATTCTGCACCGTGTTCGGGAGCCCCGGGTTTCGTCATTGACCTATCTCGGGTTGTTGCTGGTTCTCCCGCCAATAAGCCGGAATATGAGCCGCTTGTTTTAGGCGCATCTGCCACAACGTTGACGGCCGGCCAGTATTTCTATGACGCCCCGACGACCACGCTTTATGTCAGGACCGCCGATGGCCGCGCGCCGGACAACAAGATTATCCCAACACCAACCGGGACCGGCAGCTTTACGTGGGGTCCGCAACTCGCTGGGCAAGTGTTCTGGGCTAAAGGTCTCGATTTCATCGGCGGATATCAAACGCAGATCGATTACACTTTTATGGCGGATAACAGCGCCAAAGCCTATTTCAACGAGTGCACTTTCCAAGGAAGCGGACTCGATGGTGTTGTGATGACGATGCCGGGTTACATGCTCCTCAGCAAATGTGGCGCTTATAATACGATCGGGGATGGATATTCGGCCTATGCCGGTGCTGGCGGGAATACCCTTAACGTATCATGGAAGGCCGAGCTTGACTGCCGCGCACGCCGGAACGGCAATAGCGCAAGTTTGGCCAACAACGCCTCTACAGGCCACGATGCATCGAGAACCGCCATTGTGAATCCTGACTATGATCTATCGCAGGACCGGCTAGTTCACTATGTTTATGCGTCTCTGGCGTGGATTGTGGGCGGTTTGATTGGTCGATCGGCTCGGGCGACCGGCGTCACGTCAAGAACATTGATGGTCAACCAAGGCACTGCCAGTCGAGTCCCCACTATCTGGGCCGATGGCGTAACGTTCGCTGGTCACTCTGAGATCGATGTGGAGGCAGCTGCCTATGGGCAGATACTGTTCAAAGACGCAGTTCCCTCAGGTCTCACCACGACGACGAGCGCCAATGGTGTTATCGGCACGTACTGATAGATATGCTTCAGCAAGTCACGCTTCGCATATAGTTTTCCCATAAAATTAAAATCTCCATAACTTTAGGAGATTTCATA